CGAGCGAAGATCGGAGCTCAGACCAATGAGTCTTGACGCAATGAAGCAGGAGCTTGTCTGCGTGTGTGGCGCAATTTGGGAAGGTCAAGAGCTTGTCTCAACCCCGCCACCGCGCCAATGGCAAGGGCTGACGGATGAGGAGATCAAAGAAATTATTGGTCCGTGGGGGGATACTCCTATCAAAGGCTACACCCGTAAGTTATTTGATCAGATCGAAGCAAAACTAAAGGAGAAGAATGGATGAGCAAACTACAACCCGTAGCAATCTCAGACAAGTACAAGGAAGCCGCAGCGGAGATGCTGCACGAGGCACTTGATGAGAACCCAGACACAGCAATCGTTATTTTGTTTTGGAAAGATCGTGGGCAGTTCAAGATTAAGACCAGCGCCACTCAAGACCGGCTTCAACTGATTGGTGCGCTGACTGAAGCACTGCACAAACTTGTGAAGGATGGATATGCGTCATGAGCGGAGATCACAATATGAACCAATGTAAACAAAACCCAGAAGTAGAGCAATACAAAAGCCAAATTGAAAGGCAGTGCGTTGAGATGCAATGCACGATTGACTTGCTGAAGGCAACAGTGGAAACACTGTATATGCGCCTCAAGCCGGTGATGGTGGACGCACCAATGCGTACAGCCTCTAGTGAGTTATCGCCAGTGGCTTCACCCCTTGGCCTGTCCATCAACCAATACCGGCAGCAAACCACAGCCGTCATTGATGAGCTTGCCCACATTATTGAAAGCCTTGAGATATGAACGACAGAGAACTGATGCAGCAGGCGCTGATGGCGCTGGAAGAAGGCATGACAAGTAAAGAGTGGCGCGAACTGGTCAAAGCCCTGCGAGATAGGCTGGCGCAGCCAGAGCAGAATCCTCTGACAGAAAAACGAATTGAAGAACTGTATTCGTTTTGGATTGTTGATTGCCAAGACATTGTTGGTTTTGCTCGCGCCATCGAACGTTCAAAGCCACAAATGCAACCCTGCGCCGGACGCAACTGCGGCAGCACCAACCCCAACCTGCATTCGGCTGAGTGCTTTGAGGACTACGAGAAGTCAACGGGAATGGCGCAGCCAGAGCAAAAGCCGGTGGCATGGCGATGGAAAGAGCGTATTAACAATGACTTCGATAGTTGGGTTATTACTTCCTCGGAGCCACCGCCTTATGCGGTTGAAAGACAACCCCTCTACACCGCACCGCGCAAATGGCAAGGGCTGACGGATGAGGAGATGGATGAGATGCGTCAAGAGTCCAGGCTAAATTTCGTGACACTGAGAGAGTTTAGGGTGGTTGCTAGGACTGTTGAAGCAAAACTGAAGGAGAAGAACGCGTGAGCCCGCAGCAGCGGTTCATGTTGCGCATGTTCGATCAGGGCTGGGGCTTCCGGCTTTTCAACGAGCGCCGCGGCAGCTGGAACACGTATTGGTCGTTGAAGCGCAACGGCTACATCAAGACAAAACCCGCGGTCGAGCACGCCGGGAAACCGGTGGTCATGGCAGAGCTGACAGAGCGGGGCAAAAGAGCGATCATTCAGGAGGCGAAATGAGTTTATGCCCGCAGTGTGGGGCCTGGGAAAGCAAGACCCTGGAAACGAGGAAAGACACGCGATTCAACTGGAGATGGAGACGACGCAGATGCCTGGATTGCAGCACGATCTTCGAGACCTACGAAATCCCGACGACAGCGCTCGAGGAAACGGACCCGGTCAACCCGAACGGCAGACTCGAACGGTAGACGTGGTCGAGGCTAGCCTATCCGCGGTGATCACAGCCAAGCAGCGCCTGGGAGGGTACGACCAGGAGATCAAGACGCTACAGGACGCGATCAATCTCTGGAGCAATAGGCATCGCCTATCGGGGTTCGAGGAGCGATGAAAAAATATTTGGCGAACAACTTACACAATCAAAGCGAAATGCTTTACAGTTCTATCCATGCACTGCATCCCGCGGTGCAAGACAGCGAAGGCAAAGCGAAATGACCAATCAAGAACAGCAGATGATTGACACGATCAAAGCAGCGAAGGGCTATCAAGTGTTCAAAGGGACGATGAATGGTGCGCTCGGGTCGGTGCGAATCGCGCATACCCATGAGCGCGGGGTCTGGAGTACAAGCGTATGGCTCGGCAAGCGCACTACCATCGAGTCATTGCAAACGGTGCTTGATCGGATCGCGTCGCATTAACAGGTCGAAACCCGCTACGGCGGGTCTGCCAGTAATGCTGGCACTGATGAGACCACTAACAGCGAAGGAACAGATAACATGACGAACAACATCGAAACCCTTTACGTGGCGGCTGATGCTGCGGCTCGCGCAGCTCACGTCGCGAGTGGCGATGCAGCGAAAGTCGCTCTGCGTGCGGCGAGCAGTGTGTACCGCGCCGCCAGCAACGTGTATCGGGCAGAAGCTTCAGCATACAGCGCTGCTGCAAACAACGCGGACGCTGCGGCTCTTGCCGCAAGCAACGACAATGATGCCTCGGCGTACCGTGCAGCCGCCCACGCATACCGCGCAGCTGCTGCTGCCGTTTGAACAGCGAAGGACAAAGACATGTTTGCAAACCAGATTGGCTACAGCGACGTAACCCCCTACGAAGTCGTGCGTTTTGTTAGTGACAAGACCCTCGAGGTGCGCCGGATGGAAGCCGAGCGCGATGACTCGGTCAAACTTCAGTGGGCAGTCGGCGGCTTTGCAGGGCACTGCATCAACCAGCGCGACCAGAAGTGGATCATCACCAGCAACGAGAGCAACCCGACTGTTCGTATCCGCCTGGGCAAAAAGGGCTGGAAAGACGCTCATGGCCAGCGGTACGACCTGGACGACAAACCAATCATGTTCTACGACTACAACTTCTGATCATCCGGGGGCTTCGGCCCCCTTTCAACAGCGAAGAAACAGCTATGTTGACAAGCAGCATGAACAACCACGGCGTCGTTAAGATCCACGGCGTTATTAAGATCACTGTCGAAGCGGAGTGCGACAACAAGACTTACGGCTCACGCACAATTTGTATCGAAACCGAAACAGGTACCATCGAGATCACTCTGTTCAGCAAGCGGCAAGAAGAGGACGATGACAAACCGTACATGCCGTTTGTGATTTAACCACTAGGGGCTTCGGCCCCCACAAAAGGACCACCATGAAAGCACTCATCTTTGCAATCGGCCTCCTCACCGCAGGGGTAGCAGCAGCTGCCTGCACGACTCACACTTACTTCGTCAACGGCCGCATGGTTATGTGTACCACCTGCTGCTTCGGCGGTAACTGCACAACTAACTGCATCTGACTTACACTCTCCGGTAAAATCCACAGGAACACTTACCGGAGAGGACTATGGCCAAGCCAGAAACCCCGCAGAAGCCACCAAAACGGCCTACAAGCCGCAAACAGCCCGCGGCAATACCAAAGCAGCCAGAACAACAACAGCCGGCTGTGAGGCCTAAAATCGGCCGCCCAAGCAAATACACGCCAGAGCTAGCAGCTGAGATCTGCGAACGCCTAGGTAACGGTGAGCCATTACGCCAGATCTGCCGTGATGACCATATGCCTGCATGGCAGAAGATCTACGAGTGGATGGGAAAGGACGACGCTCTCGGGGAGCGCGGCACCGGCCTTTCGGGAGCAATCGCGCGTGCCCGAGAAGTCGGCCAGGACGCAATTGCGGAACAGATCTGGCTGGACATGATCCAGGAGCCTGAGCGCATCCTGTCTGAGGGCGGTGGACGCATTGACCCTGGTTTTGTCCAGTGGCAGAAGGCCAAAGCAGAGATCGGACTGAAGCTTCTAGCCAAGTGGAACCCGAAGCGCTACGGTGACCGCGTAGCCCTAGCCGGCGATGCTGACAGCCCGATCAAGATCGAAGCTGAGACGCAGGCGGACAGGCTGATTAACGCGCTCTTACAGAACGCCGAACTACGCAAGCAAAGTGAATCTCGCTGATCTTGCGGAGCCTGATGTCCAGGCGGCACTGAAGGCGCTGCCACCTTACAAGAGGCTGGCAACCGCATGGCGTCTGACTTGGTTACAGAAGGCCCTGAAGCATCAGGTGGTCCCCCCAGGCGATTGGTGGTCCATCTGGCTGATGCTTGCCGGCCGCGGTGCCGGTAAGACCAGGACGGCCGCGGAGCAGCTCGGCTGGTGGGCCTGGGAGTACCCGAAGACACGGTGGCTCGTTGCTGCCCCGACTTCCGCGGATGTCCGATCGACCTGCTTCGAGGGCGATAGCGGACTGGTGTCAGTGATTCCGGCTCCGTTAATAGAAGATTACAACAAGGCTTTACACGAACTTCGCCTAGTCAACGGGAGCCTGATCAAGGGCATCCCGGCCTCGGAGCCCGAGCGCTTCCGGGGGCCTCAGTTCCACGGCGGCTGGTGCGATGAGCTCGCCGCCTGGGAGTACCTGCAAGAGGCCTGGGATATGATGCAGTTCGGCCTGCGACTGACACTTGGGCCAGACTTTAAGACAAAGTTAATCTGCACCACAACGCCGAAGCCGAAGGACCTGATCCTCGAGTTGATCAACCGCGAGGGTGATGACGTTGTACTTACAACAGCGTCAACCTATGACAACATCAACAACCTGTCGGAGAACTTCCGCCGGCAGATCCTGGCCTACGAAGGCACGAAGCTTGGCCGGCAGGAGATCTACGCGGAGATCATCGATCCCGAGGAGGGCGGTATCGTCAAGCGGGAGTGGTTCCGCCTGTGGCCGGATGGCAAGCCGTTCCCGAAGTTCGAGTACATCATCCAGTCATACGACTGCGCAGCCACCGAGAAGACGCAGAACGACCCGACCGCCTGCACCGTCTGGGGCGTCTTTAAGCCGCTGGATGGCCCGATGTCGGTCATGCTGATCGACGCATGGCAGGACCGCCTACAGTACCCTGACCTTCGACCGAAGGTGGTCGAGGAGTACAGCGTGATCTTCGGTGAGGGCAAGGAAAAGAAGCGGGTGGACCTGATCCTGATCGAGGACAAGTCGGCGGGACAGGCGCTCATCCAGGATCTGCAAAGGGCTCATCTGCCGGTGATGGCCTACAACCCTGGCCGGGCGGACAAAATCCAGCGGCTGAACATCGTCAGCAACATCATCGCCCGCGGCCGTGTCTGGATACCCGAGAGCAGCCAGCGCAAGGGGTTCGTCCGCGACTGGGCTGAAGGGTTTGTCAGCCAGATCTGTAGCTTCCCGGAGACGACGCACGACGACTTCGTTGACACCTGCTCCCAGGCTTTGCGGTATCTGCGTGACGCCAGCTGGCTCGAGATTG